TTTAGGGTTGCTTGAAATCCTTTCAGATTATTATTGACGCGTAACAGTCCGGCTGACGATTATGTAATAGTTTGATAAAGAGTAATGAGCCGTAAGGCTACGAAAGGGGATAGTCTCACACTACCTCGCTTGGCAACAAGTTCATTCAAGCAAGCAACGTTCTAAGCTCTACCTAAGAGCGCTGTCGGACCAACCGGTAGATAAGGAGAAAGTTAGTGGAATAAGTCCCTTAGGAAAGGATAAAACCAGAGCCGATCGGTGAGGTTAAAATGGGTAGCTCCATGCTTATCCATGCTAAACTAACAAAACCTGAACAGAATAAGTTGTAGAATATGAGTTTGAGTCTCGCTAAGACAAAGGCAAGTATTCATTATAAGAGGTGAAAGGGTAATATATATAACTCCCGGAGTAATCTTGAAGTAAGGCACAGTAGGATTAGCAGTCCGAAACGCAGTTGGCGTGTCATATTTTGTAGCTCAAAAGGTTATGAAGTGACTGTTGGGGCACGTCAAAGTGAGTTAAATAACTTGTAAGTTAGCTCAGTTGGTAGAGCATCTGTCTCTTAAACAGAATGTCGAAGGTTCAACTCCTTCACTTACTATATGAATAATATAGAATAAAAAACGCAAAGCCCCCAACGATAGTGAAAAACAAATCACCTAATTCCGTACTCAAAAGAGAATACGGAGCTTTCAAAACTCGCAAGGTAGAGAAAGTTTGATTGGATTTCGCACCTAATTTCTTAGCGGAAATGAATGGCTCGCAAGGTCAGGGGAAGAAAAAAAATCGAGTAGTTTCACTATGACATGAGAAATGCCACTCATTAAAAAAGGCGGTGATGTTGCTAGACTTCCTTGGTGGGAGTGGATAAGTTTTTAACAAGTAGGTTTGCCCCTATTTGGTACGAAAATGAAGGTAGTAATATATAACGTATAATCTCAGCGTTTTTTTTTAATTATTCTTCTATAAAACCATTTATACTCAATTTCCTACGAGTTATATTTGGTTTATTTTTTTTCTCTAGTTATATTTATAGCTATGGATTTAAATAAATTTTTTAGCCACTTTATAGACAACCCTTCATCTACTTCTAAAGATGAATTAATTACATCTTATTCAGATTTTTACAATAATCCTATTTTTAAATTAGGTATGTTTAAAAAACTAGTGTTTAATCACGTAAATTTCAATAAAAAAATGTTATTTTCTTTATTAGACAGTGTCTCCGGTGAGAATGATAAAGAATCGCTGAAAATAAAAGAAATTAGCGAGATTATGATATATAATAAAGCATATTCTCATTTAGAAGAAGTTGATTTGAAAGCTGAAGATAATCAAAATTATATAAGACAAGCCTCAGATGAAGAACTTTTAACAGCTTGTAAATTAGCAATTAGGTTTTTTGAGGAAAGAGAGGAATATGAAAAATGTGCTAAAATTAAAATTTTAGAAGACTTAGTAACTTCTTTTATAAAATAGTTTGGCCTCCCAGATTTCTCTTGATATCTTATTATTACAGGGAAAATAAGAAACATATAAATAAATAGGGGTAATGAGGGGGGAAGAATAACCCGGGGTACCACGATATTAAATAAACTAATTATTATGAGACAAAGAGACATTATTATTAACAGGATTGAAATGTTAGAAGCAAGGTTTAAAACCTTAGAATTTATAGTAAGGAGAGGATCTCCTGTAGAAGAATTTTATAGTACACTTAATCAATCAACCGAAATTTTAAGTAACATTAAAGATATGATAGAAAGAGAAGAACATTCTCCATCAGAAATTAACAAACAATAGATTAAATATAAGTTATGAGTTTAACAGCAGAACAAATCCAATTAAATTGGAATACTTTAATGGATGATATTAAAAATCATATCTCATCCCCACGCAAAGAAAAACTTTTAGAATTTTATGAAAAATATGCTGAGCGTATTATGCTTATGCCTGCTTCGCATAAAAAGGAATACCATAATGCTTTTCCTGGAGGTTATGTAGATCATGTTTTACGAGTTATAAGATGTGCTGTTAAACAATCCAGATTATGGGAAAGTGAGGGAGCAGATATGTCTACTTTTACAAAAGAAGAATTAATATTCTCAGCATTAAATCATGATTTAGGTAAAATTGGAGATGAAGAACATGAATCTTATATCCCTCAAACTGATACTTGGAGAAAAGAAAAACTTGGAGAAGATTATACTCACAATACCCAGATTCCATTTGCCTCAGTTCCAGATAGAGGACTTTATTTACTCCAATCACATGGTATCCCTTATACATTTAATGAAATGTTAGCTATTCAGACTCATGATGGTTTATATGATGATGCTAATAAAAAATACCTTATGGGGTATATGCCAGAACAAAAACCACGTACTTCTCTTCCTTTTATTATACATCAAGCAGATTTAATGGCAGCTCGTATTGAATTTGAAAAAGAATGGTTGCCTAAATTAAAAAAAGAAAAGAAAAACTTGGAGAATAGTAAAAAGAATTTTACGTTAGGTGGGAATAAGACAGAAAAAAAATCTATACCTACTAAATCTAAAGCTTTAAGTTCAATTAAAAGTGAAGGATTAAAAAACATGTTAGATAATTTATGATATTAGAAGTAATTATTTCAATATTAGTTATTTTGGTCGTAATCTTAGGGTATACGACCTTTAACTTACTACGCAAGAATGAAAAACAAGAAGATATTTTATCTTCTTATATGCAATATCTATCTAGAATAGATACTGCTATAAAAGAATCAGATAAAAGAATTAAAGAAATTGATGAAAGAGGATCTTTTAAATCTGATGATGAAATTGGTTGGTTCTTTCTTGAAATTAAAAAAATTCAAATGATATTAAATGAATTTATTATAAAGGAATATTAAAGTGACCCCCAAAATAAAAAAATCCAATAATTATTTTACCTCAGAAACTGAGGAAGCTATTGTTTTATATAACAATACTTATGATAATGAAATTAAAAGTAAAATATATGAACAATTCATTCATTATCCATTTTTTAAGCTTACAGAAAATATAATACATACCTTTAAGTTTTATTATACTGAAGTAGATGAAATTGAACATCTACAACATGAAGTGATTACTTTTTTGTTATCTAAAATCCATTTATTTGATCCTTCTAAAGGAGCTAAAGCTTATTCTTATTTTGGAACTATAGCTAAACGTTATTTGATAATCTCTAATCAAAACAATTATAAAAAAAGAGTAGATAAAGCACCATTAGAGGTATTATATGATGATGAAAATCATTCATACAGTATTGATGATAAAAAAAGTGAAGATTTTCTATCTAATTTTATAGATCAGTATATTAATTATGTAACTGAAAATATTTACAAGTTATTTCCTAAAGAAGATGATGCTAAAGTAGCAGATGCTATTATAGAATTATTCCGCAAGAGAGAAGATATAGATATTTTTAATAAAAAAGCTTTATACATTTATATTAGAGAAATGGTTGATGTTAAAACTCCAAAAATAACAAAAATAGCTAATCAACTACATGATATATTTAAGAATAACTATGTTTTTTATTTAGAATATGGTTATGTTAAGTTTTCTTAAATCATATATTTATAAATAAAGCATTATGAGTAAATTAGATTCAGTAATCTTTGGAAAAAAGAAATTTTCTGATTTATTAGAAGAAATTTACAAAAACCAAAAAAGAAGAGAAGATCAAGTATCATCCTTAATTTCTGAATTAAAACCTTTAGTTCAAGAGATTGGTGATGCTACTCTTATTGTTCCTTTGATAAAAGAATATTTAGAAATTGGAGTTAAAAATGATGAGCAATTAATTAAAATGGCTACAATTGTTCAAAGAGCAATCCAAAATCAAAGTGATGATGGTAGTTTTGGAATTTCTGAAGAAGAAAAAGCTCAATTACTCCAAGAAATAGATAAACTTAATAATAAGGATAATAAGTAATGGCCTCTAGGTTTGGTTTTTCAGGTTTAAATTCTAATTTAAATCGTAGTAAAGATAATAATTTTAATACCCTTCAAGCTTTATCAATTAATCAAATTAAAGCTGTTAGGGTAAAGAATATTGTCTTAGATGAAACTAACCCAAAATGGAAAACTTATGGTGAATGGAATGGTTTAGGTACTGTAGAATTTATAGATATTAAAACACCTAAATCTATTAATAGTAATACTTTTGATGGTGTTGCTCAACCTTTCTTCCCTTATTTAAAAAATTATCCTTTAATTAATGAAATAATATATGTTATTTTATTACCATCTTCTAACATAGGAGAAAAAGTAACAGCTACTAAATTATACTATATCACTCCTATTAATTTATGGAATTCACCTCACCATAATGCCTCTCCTTTTATAGTAGATGCTTTACCTGAAAATCAACAAAGAGATTACCAACAAACAGAAGGAGGTTCAGTTAGAAGATCTACAGACCAATCAACAGAAATTACTTTAGGGGAATATTTTCAAGAAAAATTAAATATTCATCCTTTATTACCTTTTGAAGGAGATATTATATATGAGGGTAGATGGGGTAATTCTATACGTTTTGGGAGTACAGTAACAGAAAAAGAAAATACATGGTCTTCTAGTGGTGAAAATGGAGATCCTATTACTATAATTAGAAACGGTCAAGACCCTGATAGCTCAGATGAGGGGTGGGTTCCTGTAAAAGAAGACATAAATAAAGATTTATCTTCAATTTATTTAACATCAACCCAAAATATCCCTTTAATCCCTTCTACAGTTAACTATGATAGTTATACTTCACCCCCAGAAAAAGTAAATACATTTTCAGGTAAACAGATTATACTCAATTCAGGTAGATTAGTTTTAAATGCTAATTCAAACCATTTATTATTAAGTGCTGAAAAATCTATAGGTTTAAATACTTTGGGTTCAATTAATATTGATTCTAAAAGTGATACAATATTTAAAGTAGGTGATAATAGTAGAATATTATTGGGAAGTAAAGAAGCTAAAGAATCAGTTATTTTAGGAGATAAATTTTTAACTGATTTACAAGTATTTTTACAGGAAATGGTTAAATTAAGTACAGCATTGGTGGCATCAGGTATTCCTGTACCCTTTACTCCTAATGCTGGAACTGCAACTACTGCTCCTACAATGGCTACTGCTGCTCAAAATATAATTAATAAAATTGAAAATTATAAATCTAAAGTAAGTAAAACAGTATAATGCCTACAATTGATACTAAATTAAAAACAGCTTTAATGGGTGTAGCTACTAAATTACTAG